CTTCGAGAGTGTATAATCTCGGAGGAATCAATGTCAAAAATCTCGATTCGTAAATGGTCTGCTCCTGTAGACCCATCCGTAATACCACCAAATGTTGTTGTTGACGACGATGGTAATGTGCACATCACAGAAATTAAGTCTCCTGTGATGTCATCTAAAGATGGGTATCATCCTATCATAGCGAATATAGATGGGATAGATGGAGCAAATCCTGTCACATTAACACCAGACGCAAACCCAGCAGCATCTAATTATTTTCATACTAATAAATTATGTTGGGTTGCTCAATACGCAGATGGTTCAATAATCACCCAATTTGATAGTGGTGAAGAACAAACTGTTGATAAATTATCAAGAGAGAATTTAAGACGATTTTCTATGGTTGATTCAACCAGTAAAATATTATGCTCACAAGATCTTGTGCCTGGACAGATGTTCTTTTACCGTAAAAGAACTGCTATGCGACCCGGACAGGATATTGTTGAAATAATTCATATATTCGGATGGCGTCGGGCTACGGATGGGAATCAAGATTCAATATCAGTATTATTTGTTTATGAGAGTGATCTGCATATAGAAGCTGGTGGATTCCACCACCCATCGAGAGCTGTTCATCCCAAGGAATGGCGACATCCCATAGTATGGCATGAATCAGATCTAGTCCCAATCATATAAATATTCTCAACATCAAACTTATCATAGGAGAATGAATATGACTGTGAAAACTGTAAGTTATTGGGAAAGATTCTGGATGACCCCTATCAAAGAGGTCGATCTCTATCAATACTTGCTTGAAGATTTTGGGACAGATGAAATCATCATGGTCCCCATATCAGGAATTGACAATAATAGAGTTACAGAACGTCCCGATCTGGATACGGTCTTTGAAGAAAATTCGGAATTAACTGTTGTGTTTGTATCCGATAAAGGTGCGACACCTTTAGCAGACTTTGAACATCCAGAGAATGTGCTATATGTGACGGGCTTGACTTCTCAGAGCGATCCCTCAATTACTCATAAAAAAGAAGGTCGTGTTTCTGTCGTCATAGAGACTCCGAACCAAGAAGGTGGTATGTGGGGGCATCAAGCTCTTGGTTTGATTCTTTATGATCGGATGATGAAACAAAGACAACTGCTGAGCTAGGTAAGCAAATGGCTGTTACAGTAACTGATAATCGGACATTAATCGACGAAGCTGATCTAACGACTGGGTGGACCGGTTCAGTTTCCCCATCGCCATTTACATCTGAACCTAGTCCTGTCGAATTTGACACGCATTTAGGCCAAGTCATTAGTAAAACATCAGGTTGGTTATATCATACTCATGGAAGCAATATCGATGGTTCAGGTACTGGTATTTTAGTATATGTTTGGGTATTATCTAAAGGTTCACCATTACCTAAAGCCAGTGGCGGGATAGGAATAGTTATTGGTGATGGTGCTGATTTGATTGGTTATCATCTTGCTGGTGGTGATGAAGCTGGATTTCGACATAACGTGGGACAGCCTTATTATCAATGCCTTTTGATTGATACAAGTAAACTCGCGGCGTTTACTAATAAGAAAATTTGGGTGGGTACTGACACCTTAGTCATGACTACTCTTACTGATTTTGGTAGTGAGTGGGATGTTGGTACTGCTAAGGCTGTTGGTGGTGTGGCGAATTGCTTCACCGATGCGGTTAGGGTTGGCAACGGGGGTCTCACGATAACCGCAGGAGGTTCAGGTACTGAAGGTAAATTCTCGGAAATCGCAGCAGATGATGCTGATGCTGCAACCACTGGGAAAGCTTATGGGATCATTCGAGAGTTGTCTTCTGGCCTATATGGAGTCCAAGGACCTCTTCAATTTGGAGATTCGGCGGAGACCGCAGACGTTTATTTTGAGGACGATGGAGCGGTTGTAGTTTTTGAAGCCCGTGAAATAGGAAATGATAAATATAGAATTGATGTAGAGGGGGCTTCTGCTTATACGAATAATTTTGTGCTTGAGAATAGCACAGTTAAATCTGCGGGACCCTATGTAACCTGCAATTTTGCTGGGGGTAATGTCAATACTCTAACCTTGACTAGTGTCCTCTTTCAGGATTTAGTGAATTCTATTACGTTTTCAAATTTAGCTGATGCATCGGGTCATGAAGTAGATCAGTGTAGTTTCGTGAATTGTGGTCAGATTGATCCGGGTGATGTTGATTTTAGTAATAATCTTATTTCAAGTACGTCTGCATCTACGACTGGTGGTCTTCTCCTCGATGCTGATGCTCAAGGTACTTCCAACCTTTCCAATCTTTCTTTCATTTCTGGTGGTACAGGTCACGCGATTTATATCCCATCTGGTGCTACTGGGACGTATACATTAAGTGGTTTTTCCTATAGCGACTACGGTTCTACAGGTACCACCGATGCTGCGGTTTATAATAATTCTGGTGGTGCGGTCACTCTTCAGATTAATGGTGGTGATTCCCCGACTTATTATAATGGGACTAGTGCTACCACCACTATTATTAATACCAAAACTTTAACGGTTAACGTTAAAGACTCTAATGCTATAGCGATTCCTTATGCTAAAGTTCGGATTGAGAATTCTAGCACACAGACCTTGATAACTGATGGAATTGCTAATAATCTGGGTGTGTTTACCTATTCTAGTTATAATTATACTGGTGATGAAGATGTTAATATTATAGTGAGGAAGAATTCACCGGGTGAATTGCGATATTTGCCAGCTAAACAACCGGCAACTATTGGTAGCACTGGCCTAATTATTACTGTTGCTATGACATTAGATTCGTCGGCTGGTTTAGTCCCATCTACCGGGATTTTGCGGCATGGGGTTACTTCTGAAGATGAATCCGGAAATGCGGTAATTACTTCGGACATAGATCTTCCGGCTGGGACAAATCGGAAATTGGTTATAGGTGGTTTTTATTGGGACAGTGCCTCTGGTTTGACAGCTATTACTATAACGTATGATGGGAATGCAATGAATCTAGAGGCACTGGCCTCAATTTCGGAGCAAGAAGGTGCAGGGAATTGGCACGAAGTTTTCTTTTATAGGTATGATATTTCAGATAGTGATTCCGGCAGGAAAACTATCTCTGTTACTTATAGTTCTAATATCGCTATTAAAGGTATAGCTTTTGCTGTTATTGATGATGTAGCTTCTGGGGGTGCTAATAGTGCTTCCAGCAACACTGGAGACCAAGTAACAACTAATCCATCAGTCACTTTAAATAATTCCGCTGCTGCGTGGAGTGTTGTTTTCTTAATGGTGGATGATATCGATTCGCCTTCTGCTACTGGTGTGGCTAGTATTCGCCGTTCGAATTTGGTTGTGGATGAATTAAAGATGATGGCGATTTTGGTGACTGATCGGACTACTACTGGATCACATTCTCTTGGTGCTGATTATGGTGCTAATTCTAAAACTTGGGTAGCTGGTGGGGCTGCATTTTTGAAGAATTAGACCCAAATCATTCAAAAATAACTTAGCATAAAAATTTTTCAGGAGTTAAATAAATGGCTATTGCTGACGACATTGCGATTGATTATGTCAATAAAAGAATCTCTTATACTGGTACATTCACAGGTGCTGGTATTGCTCCATCGCGTTATACAGTTAATGAATTATATTCATATCTTCAGGATGTGTTTGATGAGCCGGAACAGATGGATGATCCTATTCCTATGTCGGCTCAGACTCCAACCCAGTATACCATATTATATCCGTGGTTTATTGATTACAAAAGTTTGAAAGCTTTGTATTCTGGGTCTCTTCAGTCGTCTGATTGGTCACATGCTTCAACTAATGGTATTACATTAATCTATTGGGCTAGTGGTTCGACTACTGCTCCTACGGATACTGAGATTGGTGAAGTATGCACTCAGGCTACGTCTGGTGCTACTGGTGTAATCTTGAAAGTGGATGCGACTAGAACTGCTGGCGGTGGTGGCGGTGTAGTTTGGATTCGAAATACTTCAACGACTCAATTTGATACTTCTAATAATATTACTTCAACAACTACTGACTTTGATCCTGATGGTGCAGGTTCTGTTAATAGTGGTGAAGCTGTTTGGTCTAATGTTTACTCGGTTGGTACTGTTCAGGCAGATACTGAGATTTATGTTGGTCAAGAAGATGATTATTTAGGTGGCACAACGATTCCTAAATTGACTCAGATTGTTTCTTGGTGGGATTCTGACACTGATTTTACTGCGTCTACTCTTGGTGTTTCATCTGGGCATTTTGACGTGTTGATTGCTACTAAAGAAGGTGGGGTGTGGATCGATGACCTGAATGCTGGTAGTTCTGGTCGTCTTGCGGTATTTGCTCGTCAGGGTGATACTGTTTATTCTCACTTCGAGTTCTTGGGTGCTGTGGGTAACTTCGTTGTGCCGTTTGCATCAACGGGCTTTGATATTAACCAGGAAGGTTTTTATCGAATGACGACTACTGATCATGGAAATGGTTATACAGTTGGTGAAATCATCACCGGTGCGACAACTGGTAAAGCTAGAATTACGAATTTATTTAGTTCAACGACGATTGACTATGTGCTGGTTGGTATTGATCAGGCTGATTTTGGTGATACTGATTTAATCACTGGTGAGGATTCAACACAAACCGCCACGCGGATTACTGGTGCGGCAACTGATATTAATGGTGCTGTGGCTGGTGGTGTGACAGTTACATATGGTGAAAATGCGGTAGATATTGATGAAGACGGTAATGATGAGCATTATGCAATCACTATCGATTGTAATAATCAACCATTGGCGAATGTTTATCAGCATGTGATGTACTTGACTCGTCGTGGGGCTACTGCTGGGATTCTTCCTGGTCCTGGTTCTACGACTGAACAAGGTCAGTTTTATCGTGGTGCGGGTGATGCCTACATTGAGACGAATGCTGAAGGTGTTGCTTTAACTGAGGGCCAAACGGTTATTGGTAGTAGTTCGTCAGCAGAGGCTGAACTTGTAGCATATTATTGGAGTGGTGCTGTTGGGTATTTGATTGTTACTAATGTTAAGGGATCATTTACCAGTGCTGATACGATAACAGATGAAGGAACTGGGTCTGTTTCGGCAAGTACGAATCAAAGTAATCTTGTTGATGTGAACGCTGCTCCGTTTGGTTCTTTTGCTGGTGGTCGATTTTTCGTTGCTCGTGGTGTTGTTTTAACTAATGTTCCGGCAGCTGATAATAACAACTGGCAGACGAGTGATGTCACCGGTGGTGCTTTTCAGCCTCCGACGACGATTTCTATTACTTTTGCTGGTTTGGAATCTGGTGACCGTGCTACGATTTTTGAAGTGGCAACTTCTGGTGGTGATGATATTGTCAAGACGACAGTAGGGGTAGCATCTGGTGCGGTTGGTGCAGCTTTGGTTGTTCTTGATGCGAATGTTGAACAGGATGTTCCATCTGTTGGCTGGATTCGAGTTGTAGATACTTCAGCTACCGATGGGACTGAGTGGAGGATGGAATATTCCTCTTATGCTACTACGAATGTGACTTTGAGGACTGTTACTCAGCCTGGTGCTACGGCGGATGCTGGTGGTTCGACAACTACGATTGTAGATGTTGGTATTGCACCTATTGCTAATTTTGGGGATGATGGTTATCCTAAGATTGGTATGTTGATTCGTAATACTGATGATACTGAATATTCTGTAATCATCCGAAGGATTGATGATGATACGCTTGAAGTAAGTAATAATGGGACAACGTGGGCGTCGAAGAATTATGACTTCAATCTTCTTCCGATCCTTCTGGATGCTGCTGATACTTGTTACTTCCCGTACATTGATGATGTCGCAGCTGCTTCAACTATTTCGAAGAGCATTAAATACGCTGCTGATACTGAGATTATCGTTAGAGCACGTTTTTCGTCTCCTGATATTAGCGCTGATAGAATTTTGCCGTTTGAACAGAAAGGTCAGAAAATCGAAAATTCTAATCTTACTGTAACGGCAATTAGAACTGATGATCCAATCGCATCTTAAGAGGAGAGAAATGGCTAGAAAATTAAAAATTTCTAGAATGGACCCTATGGAAACATATGATGCGGGATCTTTGGCCCTGCAAATAATGGACCATAAAAAGAAAGCCGAGTCCTTAGAAATTGATGCTAAAAGTTTTCAGGAAGCAGCTCAAGTTCAACGAGACAAGGCTGATGAATTAGAAGCACTTCTTGTCAGAGTCCGTGCTAGAGATAAGTCGAGAGAGGCCGGAGGCTAAAGGAAATGTGTAGATGGCAACAAGATCAGACATTTCCGTTTTATGGAATCTTAGCCCACGCCTCATAGCAATTGCTTCTCCGAGTGCGGAGATCACTATACAAGATCTCCATGATACTCTGAAAAATATCGAAGATGAGCCTGGAGCTATGCAGTATCCCAGTCTTATCACTACCGCAGGTAAAGAAAACCTGGGTGGTGGGGTTAGCGTAGGTCTTACAGCAACCCTTCTAAACGCTCAAATCATGTTCGAGCGTCGTACCGTAATTCTCAACCAAGGTACGATTACTACCGCAAGCACACCCGGAAGTATAATTCAAGTAATAGATTCTGCGGCTGATTTTGTAAGTTCTGGAGTAAAACCCGGCGATTTTGTAGCAAATACAACAGATCAAGGAGTTGGGGAAGTATTAGAGATAATTAGTCCGACAGAATTGCGCATACTATCTCCAACGGGCGGCATTGAAGATGATTTTGACGTTGGTGAAGCGTATAATGTTTATTATGTTGTTGAATGTTCTATATCTGGCGGCAATGTAGTAGCCATTGATGCTGATGGTAGTAGCATTAATGCATTATTTCCATCTTTTGGGACATATGCTGTTCGTACATCATCATCATCAGCTACTTTCCAACAGTCTGAAGATATTCAATATTCAAGTTTTGGTGGTGGGGTGACTGTTGATGTTATAAACGGTGTTGCTAGTGACATATACCCTTCTGGGACTCCTAGACAACCTGTTAATAGTTTGTATTATGCTCATATAATCGCACTTGAGCGTGGATTTTCGACTATTTTTGTTAATGGTGATTTGACCTATGATTTCGTTCCATCGGATCATCATTCAGCGATAATAATTATAGGGCAGAGCCCAACATTATCAACTATTACGTTTACACATTTAACAAATATTGATCAAGCTATAGTTAAAAATGCTACTGTTGAGGGAACTATAGACAGTAGTTGTAATCTATTTGGATGTCATATTGATGATTTTGATGGTGTAGATGGGATTATTGAACAATGTATTTTGCATAGAACAATCACTTTAGGTAATGGGAAAATTACTCATATTTTAGATTGTTGGTCTGGGGTTCCAGGTGTGATGACGCCAACAGTTGATATGAACGGTTCTGGTCAATCTTTAGCTGTGCGGAATTATAATGGTGGTATTAAATTAATAAATAAAACTGGGCCTGAATCAGTAAGCATTGATATGGCGAGTGGTCAGGTGATTATTGATAATACTGTGACGAATGGTACTATTGTGCTTCGCGGTATTGGGAAATGGACTAATCGAGATACTTATACCGGTGGCGCTAATATTATTGATGAATTGGTGGAATCTAATGATTTTCTGTCAACGCAAGAGATCAGAGATTCTATGAAACTTGCTCCGTCGGCGGGTGCTGCTATTGTTGGATCAATTGATGCTAAAATTGATGCTATTCCATCAAATGTTGTAGCAGAAATTAATGCACAAACATACGATGGGGTGAAATTTGAAGATATTTTAGCGGATTTGATAGCTATGGCTAAAGGTAGAATAGTTGAGAATCCGTCTGGGACATTTACTTTCTACGAACAAGATAATTCTACACCGCGATTTGTATTAGTTAAGTCTGGGAACCAGAGAACGCAATTATAATGCTTACTGCAATATCAACTTTTGGTTGGTTTGGAGATCATAATCTCCTGTCGGTGAGTACATTTGGTTGGTATATTAGCGGAGTGTCGCCGGTCGGTTATTCTGTTTCTTTTGCTGGTGCAGGATTTGTTTCGAGAGCCAATTATGCGGTAGGTACATCATGAAATATGACATACACATCCATCTGCCCGGCGAGGGCAATCAATCTAAACAAATGCAAGAAGAAAATAATCTTCCTGGTTGGGTTGGTGATGTTGTTAAACGTGTGAAGATGTGTCATAATTGGCGATCTTTACATCAAATGAATAAAGATTTTAACCGTCTTGGGATGGCTATTAAGGAAACTGTTGGCGGACGACGTATACTTTGTTGTCTAAAATCAGGAAAGCCTAGAACAGAGAGTATCAATAAGGATTATATTTTTGTTGGTTCAAAATCGAAACTTGATGAAGAGATTAGTAGTAGGACTATGGAAGTGATCCAACAGTTCGTTACTGAGAATATTGGGGAACCACAATTAGTTGCTGACGATAATCAATCATATACTAAGGATATAGCTCTATATGGTACTCCGATTCGATTGTATGGTGGGGATGAAGCATTTTTGGAGGAATCGCAGCAGATCAGGTTGATGGGGTCGATGATCACAGAGGATATTTAATGACTAAATATAATTTCCCTGTCCCATCTGCTCGTGGTTTATCTAATCCGATTGCGCCACAGGCTATTTCTACGCAAGATAGTGGTGATTGGTCAGATGTTCGGGATCTTATTATCCATGCGGCTATTTGTCGTGTTGCTTTCACTGATGATAGTAATCTTGAGTTTTTGACAAAGTATAATCAAGAGACTGATACAGTAGATTTAGATATTGATGAAGAGCTTTTAAATAAGCTTACAAAAGTAACTGTGGGTTCGAATCTTGAGAAATACTTTAGTTGGTTAACTAATAGTATTGTCAATCTAAGACGAGATACTCTGCAGTTTACGATAGGATCTGATACTACGGTGTCAATTGGTGATCAGGGGGTTGGTATTCAAGTTGGTTATGATGCTATAATTGATAGGATTGATATTTTTGCTAATACTACTGGATCGATTAGGTTTGATGTTTTGAAGGGTGCGGCTGAGGATTATCCTGTTAAGACATCAATTTCTGGAACAACTAAAGCTGCTATCATCAATGATGTGAAGACAGTCGAGGTTCCACTTGACGGATGGACTTTGGATTTGAATCGTGGAGATGTTCTTTATTATAATGTAGAGGATGCGGTTGGGATTGGTTTAGTAACAATAATTCTTCATGTCCTCCGCTACTCTGTCTTTGATAACCAAATATAGGGTCAAAGATATCATAAAGGAGAATAATTATGACCAGATGGGTTCCATTTACAGCTCATGTTAAAATCGTACCGGCTAGAGGCTCAGGTGAGCTAAAAACGAAAAGATTCGAAACATGGCGGGACATGCAAAAAATCGGTGTTCTTATGTATGAGGGCCTTGAGGATGAAGCATTATTAAATATTGCATCACCTGGGGGCGGCCAACAAACATCTAATGGTGGTTCTGGGGGCGGCGGGATGGGTGGTATGACACCTGGGATGGCTGTAAAACCTCAATTGGGTGAAACACCGGCCCAGACTATGATCACAGGATTTTTTAATTCATCTGCTGCAAATACTCAACCACATCCAGAAAAAATGGTTATTTCCTCGGGGGAAATCTGGGAAGGTCCTGGGGCCACTCCGTGGTTACAAAATCCTGCTAGCACTACTGATACTGATGCTGCGGCTTGCAAATTAGCATTAGAAACGGGTATTGCAGCCGGTCTTCCGGTTGGGATTGAGTATGAGATATTTCGCTTAGATTATTCTGGGGTTATTTATGGTGATAGAGGGTATCATTTTCCTTAACATTTTTTAACGGTCCATGTCGTTGTAGTAGTGGTGACCTAGATAATAATCCCGGACTTACTTCCCAGCTTTCTGTGTTAATCAATAATCGAACATTGCCTTGTAGCAATGCTTCGAATACATGTTCGGAACAGAACCATTTGAAATCATTTGTCATCCGTCGTCGTGATAAAAACCGTAAAATAGCTTGCCAATCATATTTATAACCTATTGTTCTAATCGACCATTCTTTGATTTTTAGTGCATTTTCTTCTGATACTTCGAAGGTGCATGCATGAGCATTTAGATCACATTCTTCGACGTTTCTTGAAATTACTCCTGTTTTGAAGTGTGATTCTATGACCATGGTTTTATCAAATAATAATGCCGCATGACTATATCGTGAGCGAGTTTGCCATCGTATTAAGCTGCCAATTAATCCTTTAGTTTTGTACAATAAGATGTGGATTGTCATGGTTCACCTAATGATTTCTAATCGAAAATATTGTAGTTGTTACTAGCATTTGTTGGGATTATAATATGGCTATATTAGCCCCTGCTGATCTGCCGAGTGTTCTTAAGGTTCGTAGTGAACCGATGAAGAAATATGTGTTGACCAAATTAGGTTTTCCTGTAATCGAAGTAGAAATTACTGAGGACCAGTGGGAAACTATATTTAGAGTAGCCGGTGACTTTATCGCCGGATACTTTCCAAGAGAACAAAAATTAGCACTTTTTTGGACAAGTCCTCTTCAATCAACGTATCCATTACCTGAGGATGCGTACTGGATACAGCAAGTAAATTGGGATCCAGTAACAACTAGAATTGATGATGTCTTTGGAGCGGAATCATTTTTATTCAACATTGGTAATATTAGTGGTATCCAAAATATACTCACTGATTATCATCTTTTGCAAGCTTATAGAAAATTTAGTCAGAAAATCTTAGGCACTGAAGGGCATTGGGAAGTAATCAATGAGGGCACTAGCACAGTTGAGGGCGATTCTCTTAGTGCTAAAGATCAATTGATTAGGCTTTACCCGACACCGAAGGGTGCATTTCCAGTAGTTGTGCTTTATGTGCCGGTTGTGAACCATTTTAGAAGTCCACAATCGCGACAGCTATGTTATGATATGATGTTGGCTGAAGCGAGAATCACTGTTGGGAGCGCTCGCCGTAAGATCCAAGGAATGCCTACGCCAGATGGTGGGTCAATTACTTATGATGGGTCTGATATGGTGCAAGAAGGACAAAAGGATAGGGACGAAATAATTGAAAAAGCTATAAATCTTGCTGAGCCAATGGGGGTTTGGTTGTGGTAATCTAGTCGTATCGCACCAAAAATAATTTGGGGCACATTATTCGTTTTGGGAAGTTGAACCATCTGAATAAGATATTGGGGATGATAATGCCTTCTGATGTAAAATTGTTAGCTGGGGATATTCTTCTTATCTGGAACTATCCACATATCATAGCTTCGCTTCTTATTAGGTTATTTAGCGGTGTTAATTGTGACCATTGTGCAACAGTTTTGGATGATAATGATAAGTTGATGGTTTATGAAGCTTATCCTCCAGCATCACAGAAGGTAACGGTTGCGGATTACCGTGAGATAATGCATGAGTGGTCTGGGGAGAAAATGCGGTGGCGGAGACGAAGAGACCAATATTTATTTTGTGAAGTTTGGCGACCTCCGATAATTACGCCGAAACAATTGAAAGATATGCATGCTGAAGGTGAACGCTGGCTTGGCGTTAAATATAGTATGGGTATTAACTACTTGTTTGAAACTGAAACTATTCATTGTTCTGAAGAATGTGGTCGTATTTTGCAAGCGGGTGGTTTTGTTACTTGGGATAAAGAACCTAGCAAAATTACACCAATAGATGTAAGAAATACCGTGGAAAACATCGGATGGAGTCATGTTGGTGACATCCGATATGAGAGGTGAATAAATGACTTTGAATCAAGCTGATTATTCTGAACTTAATCGTGGCGAAGGTGGCGATAAAATGGCCACTTCTACTGATGGTGAGGTAAAAGCTCAGAACGTTCGATTAGTATATGGGCTTGATGCTGGTGGTTTACAGGTGGCTTCTGAGACCAATCGTATTCCTGTTCTTGACCAAAGATTTGTTGATATAGATGGTGTTATTGGTCAGAATCTTAATAATGAATTTTTATTCGATAATCCATGCGGATTTGCTAGTATTGGTTTTCGTTTAGTTGTGCCTATTGGGGGTACGGTGAATTTTGAAGGATCATTTGACGATACTAGTTGGACGCCGATTACTCTTCGTCAAATCGGAGCAGATGGATTTAGGAATCATACGCATTCTGATGAGAATTTTATTGGGTCTATAAGCAATATTCGTAAGTTTAGAGCACGAGTTTCTCAGGCGGGATCGGTTCCTGGTTCATTGCATGGTCGTGTAATTCATGATGTGAGTACTTTGGAGGGTATTGAACATGGTAATCCTCCACATCAGATTGGTCATCCGATTTTTCGATTTGGTGTTGATATCATCGCACCAGTTTCTGGCCAAGTATTGTATACACCGTCTGTTGAAGGTAGTCATTCTAAATCATTTGTGATTACCGGTTATCAGTTGAGTATGTCTGGAACTGGTGAGATTTCAATTTTCGATGAGACTGATTCATCTGAGAACTGGATTTTTGCTGCTAGTGTGAAGGTTAATGTTGCGGAATCTGAATTTATCAGCCATATTTTTAGTCCACCATTTGTTTCTGCATTGGCTGGTAATAAAGTTAAAATAACTGCTACTGGTACTGCAATTGTAAAGGGTGTCTTTACTGGATATGAGATTTGTAACTAATGCTTTCTCCATTACTTCAAAATAATTTAGAGTATCCACAACCGTCTATTGTTTTAGACAGTGATAGGGTACATCAGAATGCTCCTGGGTCAGCTATTGGTTTGATTAGTATTCGTGGTTTGACTAGTCTTTCGATAAATGATCCACGATTCGAGATTAGATCGAATTCGACATTATTGGGTTTTATTGATGGGCTTTTGAAGTTGAAAAGTGGGGAAGTGGTTTCTGCTCCTGAGCCTTTTGATTTAGTGATAAGTGGTACTGTTTTATTAGATGATAGTGCGTATAGTGCTACATATACTATCACACCAATTTTGAGTCATGCTACTACTAGGCTTGAAATTACAATTGCTTTGCAATTAGAAGTTTTAGCAACTAATAAAATTATTGTTCCGGGTTGTGAGCCTACTTCAGCTCTTTCATCTACAGCTTTATCTAGTTGGTTAGCTGAAGGTGGTTGTGGCAATGCTTTGGTGAATGTTTCTGCGGCTCTTGAAGCAATTCCTGGTTCTTATATTAAATATGGGATGAATTTTAATAGGGGTAATATGCGTCAGTCATGGTTTGTGCTTCCTGCGGTTGATGTTGATTGTCCGTGTGATAAATATCCTGATTATTATGCTATTTTGAAGGACTTGGCTAATGAGGAGTTGCCGGTCGAGGAATCATTTGATTCTTGCGATACGATGGGTATGGGTTATTGTCCTTCGCCTGATTTTGATGAAGTTATCGCTCCTCCGAATAGTCCTTATAAGGATGAGGGTTCTTTCCCTGCTGGTGTTGGTGTTCTTCCTCCGATACCGCCTTGGGGATTATCTGGGACTTAGAATGGGATTACGTCCCATTCATCTGATGAATGAGAATGGGGTTGCTTTATTGTCTGCCCATTCACTATTGGCCAGGCAACCTCTTTTGGGTCTTTGAGTATTCTTTCTGTATACTCTCTGGTTTTCGCTCCAACTTCACCAGTGAATTCATGGAGTTTTCGTAGGAGTCCTATTCTTTTAAATGCATCATCTCGTTTATCGAGTATTTTGAGACTAATATGATTTAAATTTTTTTGGATTGCTGTGAGATCGGCTTGGATATAGTCAATTAATCGTATATTCCATATAATGCCTTCTAAATGATCAAAAAAGAATGGTGAAGCTAAATCGAGTTCTGCTATATTATCTAATTCTATTATGCTTTTATTGGTCATCCCGATGTTGATTCTATTATCATAATAATAAATAAAGAAAAGACAATCATCGGCATCATACGTGACATGTGGTTCTGTGGTGTAGCCTATCACATCTGGTTCATCGTGCCTGGTATGCACCGATATTAGGGAAGATCCTGCTTGGGTTCTTTGATTCCAATTATTTCTGAAGAAGCTGATATTTTCTATGACCCATCCGTCGATGGCCACAGTTGATTCGTAAACATCATTACGATTACTTTGTGTTTTTTCCATATATTTCAAATACAAAAATAAAGTATGACAATCCATCGGTTTGCAGTAGAGACAGGTCAAGTGAGTTCTGGTAAGTTCTCATCTGTGTGGGAAAGTATGCGTTCAGATGTCGCCCAAAGGCATACTCAGGTAGCATTACATGATGAAGGATCGGCTGATGTTAAGCTAGCGAGACAATTGGCCGATGAAGTTATTAATGTTTCAGGTGCCGAGATAGAATTATATCTTCGTACTGATAATAATGATACTGATGATGTTTTTGACGAAGATGCTGATGTTACTTACTGGGAACCAATTCCTATGAAGGCTTTTTTCAAACCATCTCCTGTGGAGTTGGAATTGAAAAAATGGGGAGCGGATATTGAAAACCATAGAGAAGAAATAACTTTTAGCCATAGGCAGCTTTATTCTGAATTTGATGCCAGGATGTTACGGACTGGGGATGTAATCAGGATCCCGTATAATGCTGCTGCTATTAATCCTGTAACTTATAGGGTTACGAATGCGACTCCTAGTGGTAATTTTAGGTATATCTGGCTTTATTTTACCTGTCAGGTTGAAGTTTTGACTGCTGATATTACTGTTAGGCCGCGAGAAGATATGCCAATTGAAGAACATGTGAGGTCTGGCGATGCTTACAGAGAAAGCATCTGATCTTAAGGATCAGGTTAAAGTATTACCGAAACATTTTGATAATATTAGTCATATGATTTTTAATGATATTACAGAAAGCATTATAGATAAATTGCATGAGGCGGTTCCAGAGCTTGTTATTAAGAAAATTGGTAAAACCATTAGTGATACCGGTGGGTCGATTTCTCTTTCTGGTACGAAGATGGTGACAAATGAAAATGAATATAAAGATATTAAGGATAAAGTTCGCCATACTATTGATGGTTTGAAAAACTCTGGTCTTTTTAATGGTTGAATGACGTGCCGCTTTACGATTTTAGCTCTGATTTTACGGTAAATCCGGAACAGCGTACTGTTCCGCCTAGTGAATTGCCGTTAGGATTACCTTCTACTCCTGCTATGGCTCAGTTGAGTCATGCTGAGGGTGGCCGTACTCATATTCAATCTAGTGGTGTTCAGGAATATCCGACATATTTAGAGGAATTCTTGATTCCTGGTTTTAGGTCTTTGGACCAGGCGATGAAGCAGTATTGGACTGGTATACGGGTGCCTACTAAAGATTCGTATCGTTTTATGAGAGTTAAGATTGCTGGTGGTGATAAGAGTGTTCTGATTTGGAATGATGATCTTGTTGAAGGTCGTGTTCGTTTGCCGGTTGCTGCCATTAGTCGGGAGGGTATTGAGTTTAACCCGGAAAAGTTTAGCCCAGCTTATCATCCTATGAATCATAGATATTTGAGTACTCGTGGTGATATGGCTGCTCAGGTATATCGTCCTACGCCTTGGCTTGTTGATTATAATTTTACAATTTGGGCTGAGCATAAAAGAGATATTGAGTATATATTATATCAAGTCCTCACTAGATTTAATCCTCTTGCTGAATTTAAAATGTTCGATGGTAAAATCCAGGGAAATATTCAAATTCGTTATAGTGGTTCTACTGATTCTAGTGATAAGGAAGCTGGATTTGATACACATGCAAAAGTACGGTATGAAGTAACCATGGTTGCTGAAGCGTGGTTACCACTACCGGAGACGATCGTTAAGACTGTTCTGGGCCAGATTAGTTTAGTTAAAGAAATGACGGGGAAAATCCTTTACGTTTCTGAATCTAGTAATACTTCGTATGAACCTGTTCAAGATATTTGATAGGAGCTATTGATGGATATTGGCAAAGCTAAGAAAACTGAGACGATTAGGATTTATAATTGTTCCAACCAATTGGTTCAATTACAGGTTAGACCACCTGGGAGTGATTTTTATCGTAATGAGCAACAGGTAAGAATTGATCCTGGAAAAAATGCTTTATTACCAAAGACACACTTAATTCAAGAGCAAGTCGATAATCTACAAAAACGGAAGATGATTAGAATTGTCTTCGATTCTGAAGAACATACAACAGTTACTCCTTAAATAGTTATTTCGTCAAAAATACCCACAGAAGTCAATTTTGACGAATGGAGCGGACACCAATGGCAGTATATCTTAGTCCCGGCGTTTTCCCAAGGGAAATCGATCTCAGTGTCCTACCAACATCTGTTGGTCCGCTACGTCCAGCATTTGTTGGTACTGCCAATAAAGGTCCGCTGAATGTAGCGACACTGATTACAACATCAACACAATATATTGATACTTTTGGGAATCCATTTACCAAAAGTTTCCTCGGATATGCAGTTTTAGCGTATCTTGAAGAAGGCAACCAATGCTATGTAATGCGAGTTGCTGTTGAATGCGCAGAAGGTCAACCAACCGAATTGGATGATGTTTGCATCGACACGTCAGGTGTTAGAGGACAAGGTTGGGGACGACTCCCATTGTTCAAAGGCATTGATTTCGGTCGTATCAATTTTCGCGAAGTCACAGCCGACAGCCCATTAGTATTCCACGATGCGTCGGTAAGTTCGATTGATTATAATGATGTTGAAGTTTCCAATACTTTTGGAGCGACAGCCGCTACATTAAATGTTACCTATTCCGATTCGGTTGATGACTCATACATTATGATCATCACATCAGCACCAAATATTTCAGACAATGCGCCAGTATCAGGTGCTGGATATCAAATTGTCAGAAATAGCGATGGTATAATCGTATCCGAAGGAATCTTAGATGATCCGGGAGACACTGGACAATCTTCATTCATCTCAGTTGAAGATGGATTATCTATACAAGTTGAAGTGACTTCTGGCGTTCTTGATGAAAATGATACATTCAGCTTTACGGTTGTGCCAAATAACCGTAATTTTACCATAGCGATTGAAGGTGATACGTCTCCAACTGTTTATACAATGTTGGCCGCGACTTATACGGATGCTGCGACATTTACAGATGCAGCTAATGCTTTGATTTCTGGTGAAGATTACATTTTTACAGAGCATACACTGGATGATGGCGAAACGGTTATTCCGCAAGTCCGATCGACTATCGCTGGTGATAGAATTCAATTGACTGGCACTGTTGCTTTTGCTCTCGAATGCGGTAGTCAAGCATATGCTTGGGATATCCCACGATCATATTTATTGGGTCTTGATCCTGGTCCTTACAATATTACTTCGCAAAACAATCGTGTTAGAATTAATGTTATTGGTCAGACCGAAACATTAGATGTTGAATTTAATGTTCCAGTTGGTCTTAATCAGACAACTGCTTCTGTAGCGGCATCGATTGATACTGCTGGTGTTGTAGCTGGTGATATTTTATGGGATTCCTTCGAGCTGCAAGTCTCTGGTGGTTCAACTCATGTTGTGATTGTAGTTGGTTCGACCCATCAGTTTGATACTCTTTTGATGCTTGCAGATTTTTCGAATCTCAAAACATTGCGATTCGCCGAAGAATTGAACATTCCTTATCCTTATACCCGTGCTTATCGTGGGTTTAATGATAATCGAGTATTGCTGCCAGCTTCTGGTGAAACCACTGTTTCCCAACCATTATCGTGTGAAGCAGATCCTCTTAGCAATGAATGTGTGGCTGATACCGCTTATTTTGCTAATATTGTCGGTTGGTTGGTTGCTCCCTCTGCAGGTACGTGGGTCGATGGTTTAACGCTTAATCTTAGTGCGTTTACTACTGGTCCTCTTGACGCTGCTGGTCGATATACTTTATTAATTAAAGGTTCTCAGGGAGAATCTTTAGAGCAAGTCCAAGATATTTCTTTTGATAAGATTGATGATCGTTATATTGGGAATGTTATAAATGCTGGGTCGACTCTCGGCGGCACTAATGGTAATCCTTATGCAAACTGGGAAGAGCGTCCGGCATATCTGAATAATAATCCGAGTTTGGACACGTATGATGTTCGTCAGCCTTCCCAATTTAACAATAAAGTTTATACTGGTCAAGCTGATGGTATTCCTTCTGACCCGGCATATTCCAGTGAATTGGATGCTGCAGTTATTGGAAATCCAGCACTTTCGACTGGTTTGTATGCTTTCCAGAATCCGGAAGCGATTGATATCAATTTGCTTCTTACTCCTGGATTTTCGACTGGTTCAGTCATTGGTACGGCTTTGCAAGTTTGTGAAGGTCGTGGTGATGTTCTGTACATTGTAGATGCTCCGTTTGGTCTAAGACCACAGCAAGTTGTTGACTGGCATAATGGTATGTTATTGTCTGATTTGCGAACTGCTATTAATAGCAGCTATGGTGCTTTGTACTGGAGCTGGTTGCGGGTATACGATCAATTTAGTAGACAAGAAGTTTGGATTCCACCCAGTGGTCATGTCTCTGCTGTGTTTTCCAGAACTGCTCGTGAGGCTGAAACGTGGTTTGCTCCTGCTGGTTTACGTCGTGGTCGTTTGCTGACAGCACTCGATATTGAGTATTCACCAACGCAGGGTGAGCGAGATTTATTGTATGGTTCTGGAAATGCTGTTAATCCGATTGTGAAATTCCCGCAAGATGGGATCACAATTTGGGGGCAGAGAACTTTACAACGGACACAAACTGCTTTAGATCGTGTCGATGTCAGAATGCTTTTAATTGGCATCAAGAAGAATATGACACAAGTTCTACGGAACTTCATTTTCGAACCAAATGATCGTGCTCTTTGGGATCAGGTTGATAATTCAATTTCGCCATACTTGGCTGATGTCCAAAGCAGACGTGGCTTGACGGCTTATAAAGTAGTTGTAGACGAGACAAATAATACCCCAGAACGAATTGATCGTAATGAATTGTGGGTGTCGATTTTCTTGCAGCCCACAAAGACGGTTGAATTTGTTGTTTTGAATTTAGTTGTGTTGCGGACCGGTGCGAGTTTCTCTGCTGAGGAAGTTCTCGCTGCTGGCGGTATTGTATAAGTGTAAAAATCTTGATACAGCAAGAGCCGAATGGGTTTCATTCGGCTCTTGCTGTAGATGTATAAAGTCCTTTGGTTTTATTACAATTACAACAAAGCAGTTGGATCATATCGGGGAAATTATTGTGGATAAGCCAAGAAACAATTGATTTTCCTTTTATGATTTTTCGATGTTTGTTTCCATCATCATTGATATGATCAAATTCTAAAAAAGCCCAATTATTTTCCCCACAAGAGATACATTTTCCACCATAATGATTAATACACTTAATGCGACGTTTCCTTGCGTTTATACCACTCTTAGATTTTGGTAGTGTTGGTTCTTGTTTATGCGGACAGATTTTAAATTTCCCCTTGCCGCGATTACAATTAGCACATAAAATTTGTAAATCCGTCGGAAAGTTGTTTTTTATTATATCTTCTATAATATGTCTACCAACGATATCTCGATGTTTGATACCATCATTATTAATGTGATCTATTTCTAGGAATTCGTAAGTTGTTTCACCACAACAAATACAAGCATTGCCATAATGCTTTAAAACAATTAATCTTTGTTGGTACCAACGTGTTCTGTTATGCCGAAGATGGTTCTTATGACATGGTTCGCATCGAAACTTATCATTGAGTTCTCCACCACAAAATGGGCAGAGACTATTTTCTTTGTTTGAATTATATCGGCGAAGAGTAGCATTTGTGGCTCTCATAGCGCACTCTTTGCATGTTGACAATCCAGAAGCTGGTGGTTTTCCACAAGTGATACAACCGCCAACGGTTTTGTGTTTGATTCGTTGACCTGCTTGGGCAAGACGATATTTTTTTATACATTTATCACATCGTTTTTTATTTGGAAGTGCTGGTTTTCCGCAATCACAAAGACCAATAAGAGAACGGTGTGCTCGTTGTTCTCGGTTTTTTTGGCGATTGATTTTTAAACACTCGTCACATTTTAATTTATTATTACCTTTTGGTTTCGAACATTTGAAGCAAATATTAAATTGAAGACATTTTTGTTTTCGGCGTTCATATTCTCCGGAACGATTTCGTTTAGAAGTTGGCATATAAAAACCCTTAAGACAAATGGCGTAGAAACCTAATCGTTGTTACGTTAGATTTGACTGGAGGCAGCAATTCCTGGTTTTAATATAAATGGTAATGGTGGCTTTAATACTGATGGTCCATCGAATACGGTGGAAGTCAGACGTAAGCACCGCTGGGTTTTTAATTATTTGGGTCGTGGTCGTAATGGCTACTTTAAAGCCCAAGAACTTCTTGTTTTACAATCTGCATCTAGACCGGCTTTTAAGTTTGATGAAGCTGAGATGCACCATAATCAGGAAGTCGCGAGATTTGCTGGTAAACAGGATTGGGATCCTGTTACGATGACGTGGTATGATGTAGAGCAAAATCCAGATATTTCTCGCGGTATTTATTACTGGCTTGAAACAGTGGTGAATATGCAAACGATTGCTGTGGCCCATCCTAGCCATTATAAGAAGCATGCTCAGCTTAGAACTCTTGATGGTACGGGTCAGGCTGGTGAATTGTGGACAATGTGGGGTACTTGGCCTTCTGCGATTAATTGGCAGGAGCTTGATTACACATCGACCGATTTGCTGACGTGTGAATGTACTATGCGGTATGATCGTGCGAATCGTCAATGTAATGGTAGCCCGGATGCGGTACCTGTTGATCCGAGTTGTCCCGCTCCTTAGGGCATAATGATTACTATTTAACAGCCCATCAAGAATTCTTGATGGGCTGTTGTTGTATGTAAAAATAAATTGGAGGGATCGATATGCCTGGGTTTCAAATTGGAAAATATTTTCACTGTCCAGATAGTGCTGCTGCGGAAGGTAAAGGACCACTTCCTTATGAAGCATATAGTAGTCCAACACATACTGTAGAAACAGTGCGGAAACATCGTTTTTTGTTAAAAATGATGGGTATATCACCAACTGATTCTAATGGTTATAATTCTGGTTCTGGTTCTGATTCTGATTATCTTCTTAAGCCCGTGTTTGGTATGGGAACGAATGATATTATGCTATTTGCGCATAAATGCGCAAGACCATCGCCAGAAGTGGATGAAATTACTATTCACCATGGGCAAAATGAAATATACCGACCTGGTAAGCATAGATGGAAACCATTAGATATTACATTTTATGAAGTCTTAGATACAGTAACTGATGATGATGGTGCGATAATATTACAATCAAACCGAACTGCTAAATTGATTTATAAATGGTGGGCTCAGACTATGATTTTGTCTGGATTACGCCATAACAAACCATCAAAATATTTAGCACATGGTTTATTGAGAATGCTTGATGGTTTTGGTAATACGGTATGGGAATATCGTTTGTATGATTGTTGGCCGATGAAAGTGACGCCAACTGATGCTGATTTTTCTGATTCTAATATAGCAGATATTACTTTGACACTACGATTCCAAAAAGCTGTGGAAACACAAGGTTTATACTATCCAAAAACTTCTAAACTTCTCTAGTGAGAGTAAAATGCCTGGTTTTATAATTGCTGGTCCTGGAGATCACGCACCAATACCGAGTCTTTCAGATGGTAGCGGGCGTCAAGAATTTTATTATAAATATACTTGGGAAGTTACAAGTTATTTTGAAGATGACGGGGCAAGCGATGTACCATTGTATTCTGATAACCCGTTGGTTTATTTAAAGGATGCTACTTTACCGACATTTACTGCGAATGTTGATTCGATAGTTGGTGGTAGCTTAGAATATAAATGGGCAAAAAGCGTGATATGGGAAGATGTTAAACTTTCTTGGTATGATTCTGTTGGTCTTGTAGAAAAAATGCGAAAATGGCGTAAGCGAGTTTGGAACCCAATAACTGGTATCCAACCCGCCTCGGCGTATAAAAAGATGTCAAAACTTAAAAATTATTTGCCAACATATGATGGGGATAAACTTGGGCAACCTATCACATGGGTTCTTAATAATTCATGGCCAAAAATTATCAAATATGGAGATCTCACTTATACACAAAGTGATGTTAAATTGATAGAGATGACTGTTGCATATGATTGGGCTGAAGAAGAAACGGAAATCGAAGATCAAAATCAAGATCAGATAATGCCTCAACCAATTCCTGTGCCTGTACCAACGCCAGCACCTGTACCATTTATAGAAGAAGATATAGAAATGCTTGGTCGAACAGGTCTCTTATAATATCTAGATTTTGTAATAATGTTAAATAGTAAATATTTGAAATAGTGATCTCTAATTTAAAGGTTTCTAATGAGTAATGAAGAAGAACTTGACATCGCTGGGTTAGATAAACCAATAGATAAATTGGGTGATCAAAGCCCAGATCCAGATGATAAAATCAATCAA